TAGTCTTTGGGCATTTAACTAAAGGTTATGTAAAGGTTTGTTGGGGTTACTCTAGGAATGCCGTTAAGTTGTATAGACGAACGGGTTACCGAGGCTTAGCGATCTATTTGAAGACCTGTTACTTGCTATTGCAGCATGTCGCAGGTGGACAGATAGCTCATTCGCCTTGGGAACTTGGTTGTAACGTCTCGCGATCTCGAAGTGGAATACCAAGGATCATAAATTCTAATCATCGGAAGCTGATAGCCTCCGGGGACGTAGATATTATTCGATTTTGGCTGACTCTTTTTGGGTTATACAGAGTATTACCCTTTAAGGGAAGGCTGAAGTTAAAAACGATCTACGAACCTGGGAAGGATGTTAAATCTTTCCTTATCGTTTGGAAGGCGTGGGTACCCACTTTCTTGAAGCGGTTGGGTAAGGAGATTAAATTGTCCTTAGCAATCGATCTTGCAAGAGATCTAAAAGTGTCCAAAATGCCTGTAATCTTGAAGGCGTCGCCTAATTCATCTGGCCACGCAGCATCGGTCGGTCTCCCATTAGACTTATTAGCCTTTTGGGTTGATCGTAAGATGCGTCGAGCTTTAGAAATATGGCTCGATTTGACAGAAAGCAAACTTTTTCACTTTGAGATTAGTCCATTCTTTCGCGATTTCGATCGCTTGAGTCTGGATTGGGCTCGTCGGCAAAAATCTATTCCGAAACCCTCGGTCATCGTATTCTTACGTGATGAAAATCATTTAGGAAAACTTTGGTTGAGGGGGACGTGGGGTAAACCCATAGATTTCGGTCGATTAGGTTTCAAACAAGAACCTGGAAAGATCCGAGTCTTTGCTATGGTGAATTTGATTACTCAAACTCTTATGGAACCCTTACATAAGTGGATATTCGCTAGATTGCGACAGATCCGAACTGATGGGACTTTTAATCAACTTGCTCCGGTGGAGCGATTGATAAAAGGTTTCAAAGGCAAGGAGTTTGTTGCGTCTTACGATTTATCAGCGGCCACAGATCGCTTACCTGTAGTAATACAGAAGGCGTTGCTGGAACCTCTGTTGGGTAAGACAATAGCGTCTTTATGGGCTTTCTTGCTTGTTGGTAGACCTTATAGACTCCCAAAAGTAGCTAATAGTTACAATTTGGGTTTCAACAGGGTTTATTACCAAGTGGGTCAGCCTATGGGGGCTCTGTCAAGTTGGGCGATGCTCGCCTTGACTCATCATGCCATTTTACAATACGCAGCATATTTAGCGTATCCCAGCAAACCGGTATGGTTTCAGGGTTACGCACTTCTCGGAGACGATATTGTCATCGCTGACAAAGCCGTCGCCTCAAAGTACCTGGTCCTAATGGACACGTTAGGTGTAGAAGTCGGACTATCCAAGTCCCTCGTCTCAGCTAATGGTAGCCTCGAGTTTGCGAAGCGAACTTGGGTGAAAGGACAGCTGTCATCCCCTTTCTCTATGGCAGAGATCTCAGTTGCATCTGCGAATGTAGGTGCACTGGAGGAGCTATGGAGGAAGGCGAGAGTATACGGAGAAATCCGTGTAGCAGCTGTAGCACGCTTTGCAGGTTTCGGTTATAAGAATTTGGCTC